ATAGCAATCAAAAGGTACAGGGATAGTACCATAAGCATAAGGAAATGCAGTAGTCATACCTGTATCATACATAGTATAAGTAGAAGTACCACTTTGATAGTGCCTCCAATTTATAGCTACCTTATCTTTGTGTACAGGGTTTGCAGCTTTTTGTTTGTCTAGCCTATTACTATGTTTAGCTTTTATTATCTTACTTAGCATCTCTATATTGTTTGTAACAAATCGCTACTGCTTGTTCTTTGTTATACTCCTTGCTTATTTCTGCTACACACCTCACTATAAAATCGCTTTGCTTCTCGTTCGCTTTTGGTTTCGGTATTGGCATTTATATAATTTTTTAGCTTGTTTAAATTTAGCTTTTTTACTTTATATTTCATTAGAGTACCCAGCCGTTAAAAGTTGTATCAGTATCAGGACTTATATCTTCGTTTGTATTGCTGCGGTATTCTGGGAACAAATTATTGTTAAAACTTAAATAATCAACCATACGTGTTGAATAATAATTTGCGTATTCCCTTGCTTTTGCAACCAAATAATCAACTTCGTTTTTATCTACGTTTTGCGCCGTTTCGCTGCTGTGCTTAAATACACCGCCATTTTTAATTTGATAGGCCGCGAATGGTATGTAATTCATTTGAGCAAACCAAATCAACGTAGGTTGTACATACGTGTTTACAAGTGTTAAATAATCACCTGTTAAAGTATCAGCAATAATATCAGCACTTATTTTGTTATATAAGTCTGTGCCTAAAAGGTTTTGTATATCTATTTGCTGTGCTATCTTAATGAACTGTATGAACTTGTCTGTATCTACATTCCCGTCAATGATGGAATTTTTAACAAGGTCAGTTCGTGATATAAAAAGTGCTGTTGCCATATTTAATTCTTAAATCCTTTTTTGTTCCAATATTCTGCTGTGTATCCTTTTTGCGGCATATCATTAGGTGCGACTGGCACTTGCTGTTCGTTTGCCTCTGGCTTAAAGCCCCTTTTTCTTGCCTCTGTGGTCGTTATTAAATCGCCTAACCCTTTTGTACCCTCTTTGCGTACATACGTCTTACGCAGCCATTTATGATGACAACGTGGACCGCCTTTCCATAGCCAAATGCTATATTTTTTTGCACCGCCCTTTCCAAATCCTGGATTAACTTCTTTTTCGCTCATTGCAAGTATATCTTCCTTGCGGTAAACTTTTTTAGCACTTACCATTTTAGAACAAAACTGCCTTGAGTTTGTTTTACTTACCGCTGGGCTGTACATATACCTAACAAGGAACTCGTTTCCTTCCTCTGCTGTTTGCTTACTTGTACCGTCTTGGTCACTTTTTTGGTAAGGTTTTGCGCTTCCTGTACTAACAAACTGCCATATTTTAGCCAGTAAGCTTTTTGGCTTTGGTGTATTAAGTTCATTAATAACCGCATCAAGTTCAGCTTCGTAATCGTAGTCCACTTCTTGCTGGTCAATTACTTCAAAATCTTTTAACAGTTCTTCCTCATCTTGCCCCAGCTTTATTAATTCTTCAGCTATTTGGCTACCTAACTCGTCAGGCAAATCTTGAGCTGAACAGCATTCCTTTGCAAGTTTTACACCAGTTTCTTCCTCACGTGTTTCTTGGTCTACTACGTTTTCAAGGTCAGTAAATTCAAGCGGTTGCAAGGTTTTAAAATATAGTTTTAAACTTATATTATTATAAGCAAGTATTTTGTCAAAGGCGTCTATTAAAAGCGTCTGAAACGGTCTTATAACGGTATTGTCCATTAATATACTTGCGGTTTTTAATTCGTCTGCATTATTCCCCAAACCGCTGCTGTCCTTAATGCCTAAAAGCATAGGCGAAACAACCCTGTGGGCTACCATTATTTTTTTACCACTTTCATCACTTAAGAACTGGTATTGGTTATGAGCGTCGCTCAATTGTATTGGCTCAATGGTTGCTGCGCTTTCTGGGTTGTCGTTAAAGGCGAGTATAAATTTGCCAGCATTACTACTCCCCGAAAATTTGGAATATATACGATTTTCAAGCATTTGGCGTTCCTCAGCATTTGGTGTTCCGTTGTTAAAATTTATTAACATTGACGGAGCCAATCCATTTAGGATATTGTTCAAATGATAGTTACTAATTTCTTCCTCGAGCTCGGCATATTGCAGACCGCCCTGATAATCTGGCGAACTATAATATTTATATCCAGCTCGGTAAGGTTTTACGTATAAAATTTCAATAGGCTCGTTGCTGTATCCAAAAGCTGGAATGCGTGTGCATTGGCTGGCGTTTTTAACTTTTTCCCAGTTGTCAGAATAGTAGTAAGCTTCTATTTCGCCCTTGTCGTTACATTTTTCAGCACGTAGGTTTTCAACTGGTATATGTTCAACCCTTGCAATAGTTTTGCGGTCTTTACTGTAAATAACTTGTATTGTACATTGCCCCATCAGTTTTAGGTCATAGCACAATTTACGAACACAATCCTTGTGGAATAGCGTCATCATTTTAGCGTATGCCTCTGGCTTTTTACTGCTGTTAAGTGCATCTAAGCCCTTACCATAAATCATTTCGCTAATTCCGTTTATAATAGCGTTGTTTGTAGGGCTACCATTATAGCGGTCAATAAGGTACTGAAAATAATTATTATCCGTACCGTATGCAACCCACTCTTTATTGCTTTTTTCTACAATTTCAGGGCTGGTGTAAGTGCTTAAATTTACTACTCTTAAATCGTTCATATTATTATATAATCATTATCGTAACTATCTTCCTGAACGTATTCGCCATCATTAACAGAATAATAGTCGTTATTTGTCTGGTTAATTGTTTGGTCGGTACAAAATACCCTATCTTTATAAATAACCGCACCAGCGTCCTTAATTTCAAGCGTATAGAAGTCGCCCTCTGTAAGTGTGCCAAACACCGCATCAAAGGTCATATAATCCCTTACTGTGCTGGCTGTTGGTGTTACCGTTACGTTTGCGCCTGTGCTTTCACTTGTTAAGCTTACTGTAATACTGCCGTCTATGTAGAGGCGTGGTATTACTTTAAAAGACTTATTGCCGTTTGTACCTATTAAAACCATATTAATATATAAACAAAAAATAAATATTTTGTATAAAAAAAGGGCTGCATATTGCAACCCCTTTAATTTAAAACCCCTTTAATTATTATGGTGTTGGGTCAATTGGTGTTACTGAATCATCAGTTGGTAATGTAGCCACAAAGAATGGAGGTGCTGTTTCCTGTGCTGTAAGCGTGAGGGTGAATCCTGAAAGGTCGCCCATTGCCGCACCTGTCACAACTGTTCCGCCTGTAACTTCTGCTCCGTGATCTTTACCAATTAAAAAACCGTTTCCGTTGTAATCTTCTACAACAATTTGCGGTCTACCATTAGCCAGTAATTTAATTTGCTCTTGGGTTGCAACGTCTAAAAATGTAAAAGTACAATTTAGCGTCGCTTCGTAAAATGTAGTTCCGTTTTCACGTGAACTGTTAATAGCTGTTTCTAAGCTACTGTTTCCTTTTACCTCGTATTTAAACCAGCTTACAGAGTCGTCAAGGGTAATTGTACCCGAGTCATCTGTAAGGTCTGCGGTTGTAGTAGTGTAAGGACCAAAGAAAATATTTTTAATCCCGCCGACTGACGATTTACAAGGTAAACTTCTTCCGTTTGATACTGCGCAAGCCATATTTTTATTTTTTTTAATTAAAAAAGGGTAAGGGTTTAAGCCCTCACCCCCTTTTGTTTGTTAGTTATTTATTTTAATTATGCAAGTGTATAAAGTGCCACGTCGCTACCGATTCCGTACTGAACCCCAGCAGTTGCTCTCATTACTACACGAACATTCTGGCTTCCGTCAAGGTCACCCATATCAATAACCTTAACTTCATTTAGATCTGACAATAAGCCAGTTCCGAAGAATAGGTTTGATTTTTGAGCTGCAACCATATGGTCAGCTGGCATACCTGGAGCGCGGAAGATTTTAATTCCGTCAAACATTAAGCTTCCAATAGCTTGGTTGTTACCTTTATTTTCGTAACCGTTTGCACCAACGCCACCAGACTGGAATCCACCTAAAGCACGTAAATACAATTGATAAACGTTATTAGGAACGTAAATATGCAAGTCATCTTGATATAAAACGCTGTTTGGAATAGCATCAACTAATTTTCCAAGCTCACCAACTATGTTAGCAGCTGTAAAAGAAGTTTCTGATGTTACGGCATCGTTTACATCGCCGTCAGCTGCCATTAATACAGTTAATCCATCAAACTCGCCAGCATTAGCATTGACACCGCCCCAAATGTTAGTTTCAATTTTTTGAGCGACCTTTGCTGAAACGTGTCCAATTAAGAAATCTGCAAATGAAGGAGGAAGTTGGTCAAAAGAGCTGTAACCCATTTGGATCGCTTCCCAATCGCTGCGGAAGTCCTTTTTACAAAGTTGTAAGTTTACTTGGAATTCTTCTGGTTGTAGAATTCTTTCTGTTAAAGTCAATGTAGAAGTTGGGTCAAAGTCACAAGTTGCGTCTTTTAAAATTGCATCAGTAGATACTTTTTTAATTACTTCCTTGAACTTTACGTTTGGTTTAATTTCTACACCGCCGTTGTTAAGTGTTTCTCCGCTGAGTAAAGCCGCCGAAATATATTTTCCTGCGAATTCTCCAGCATAAGATGTTGTGATTGAAGTTGTAGTTGCCATTTATTTATTGATTTATTTTGTTAAATACTCTATCTAAAATGTTTTGCGGCCTGTTGGTTGCAAAACGGTTAAGGTTTACTGCATTTGTGCTTTCAGGGTTTGCCTGAATTGGCTCTGCAGCTGGTTGGTTAAGTTCCTCTTGAACTTCTGCTGGCACTTCGTTTAATTCAACTTTTTCGTGCTTTGCAAGTTCTTCGGTTAAAAGGTTACCTAATTCTTCTGCGCTCATTTCTTCTTTTGGTTCAAGCATTTGTTTAATTTCTTCTACCATTTGTTTAACCTCAGCGAGCTCCTCTTTTGTAGCGTAACCCATTTCTTCTTTTTCTTCTTCAGCCGCTTCAATTTCTTCAACTTCTTCAGTTGTTTCTTCTTCGGCTTCAGTTTTAATTTCAGAAATAATGCCTTCCTCTGCTATAACTAAAATACGGCCATCTTCCAGCTCGTATTCACCAACAGGGACAGCCACTTTTTCGTCATCGGTAACTATAAAAATTTCGTTACCGCTTTCAAACGCTTCTGCTTCAAGAACAGTGCCGTTTTCTAACTTTTGTTGTTCTAACTTAACTTCTTCGCTAAGATTTAGAACTTCTTTGATTTTACTGATCATATCATTCGTGTTCATATTAATATATAAGTGTTAAAAATTAATTTTGCATTTTTAAGCTTTTTTCTGTATAATAAACCACTCGGCACCGTCACTCCAAACATATATACCCTCATATTCTTTATTTATTTCATAATAGTTAGTAGAGCCGTCTAACGTATCGCTTCCACTTGGCGTTAAATAAACCCTTGTATTTGTGTTAAAACCACCGTTTGAAATAAACCTTATTGCCCTGTTTGTGTTACTGGCTGCACTTGGTAAATTAAGCGTCATATCCCCAGCACCACCGCTCCACGTTAATTTAACCAGTTTTATATTTGCGTACTGGCTGTCTGATAGGTTTATGGTTTGCCCATCGGATACGGTTATATGCGTAGGTACTAAATAATTTATAATATCATTAACAGTACCTTTTTTGGTTGTGCCACTTTGTACAAAAACTAAATTTTCAGTTCCTTCAAGTGCGGTTGTGCTGTTAAGCTCTGTTATTTTTTTATCTGCCATTATAATTTTATTTTACTATTATTTTCCTGTAAAATGTTGCTTCTGTTTTCTTGTAATAAAAAACTAAATAATTTTGTTATAGCACCAACGCCCTGAGCTTGCAAACTACCATCACAGCATTTTCTGGAATACGTGTTATCTGCGCAAAGGCAACCTCTACGGCTACCTTTAGGGCTTGTATTACTTGGCGTTTTAAATCTTCTTTTCATCCTTGGCCTTTATACAGTTTTTTATAATTTTTACTACTTTTTAATTTACTGGTTTTGCTTTTTGCGTGTATACCTTTACGCTTGACCTTTTTGCGTTCTATTTTAACGGCTACCTTTTTCATTATATAGGTACGCAGTTAGGCACTAATTTACCGTTCTTGGTTTTCATACCGTACTGAAGGTAACCAGCTTGACAAGGTGCTTCAAGGTCAATTAAATCTAATTCCTTTAATTTACTTAAAGCCCAACGTTTACCAGCTTTGCCGCCCCACAATAGATATGATATTGTTCCGCAAGCTTTTGTATTTCCCTCATCGTAATATTCCTCTGCTCTTGATAAATAAGAATACATCCGTTTTATTGTTTGTACACTGATAGGTTTACCTTGAGCCAGCTGCTGCGCCCTTACCTTACCGACTTGCGTTGCGCACTTGTTGTTTACTTTTTCGTTTAATTCAAGGCCTCGTTTGGCGTTGTTTTTTACACCGCTGGGGTAATCGCTGTAACTTTCAAATTCTATTTTTTTACCGCCCTTAACACGTTTGTCCTTTTTTACTATGGCCTTTATTTGCCCAAGTAAATATTCGCCCTCTTCTTCTTCTATTTGTTGTAGTATTTTATCGGTACTAAAATCGCCCAACGTTTTGTCTTTAGGGCGTTCCATTTTGTCTGCAAAATAACCCTCTATTGAAAAACCTTTTACTTTGCCAGTTTTAACAAACTCATTCCATATTTGTTCATTATTAACCTTAACACTTCCAACCCACGTGCCTAATGGTAAATCCATACCATACTTTACGCTTTTATCGTGTACCTTATCTTCTACTATCCAACTTTCTACTAAACTAAGTCCGTTTATTTCGTATTGGTGTTCTAAGGT